GGCACCAAAGGCAAATCTAATGGCGGTGCTATGAAAGGCACTAAAATGAGAGCAAAAGGCAGAGGCTTATACGGATAACAATTAATTATAGGAGTTAAATTAAGTGGCGTATTTAATTTCAAATATACCTCAGTTTAAATGCTGGGTTAGAAAAGAATTTACTGCAAACCATCAAAACTATCATGGTGAGTATTTGCATGCTTTAGCTTTTGCCGTTAATACCATTCCCGATAGATCCTTGTCATTTCAAGTAGTTTTCACAGGATGTGAAACCGACTTCGATGGCTACCCAGATGAAAATGTGCATGGTGGCGCTATGTGGGCGCGTATGCCAATACAAGCTCTTATAGCGGATGTGCCGTTGCAAGACTGGCCACAGCCTATGCCAGATCATTTAGCTCAACCATGGGATTGTTTGAGTCATCATCATAGCGTCGTGGTTTTGGATCGTGTCAGTTCTAGTCCTTGGTATTGCAAAATTGATGGCGAGTTTTATTTAGGTAAATATATGTTTACAGTGGATTATACTGAACATTCCATAGCAGATGATTCAGCACAACACAAACAATCGCATGTGCTATACTTGACGGACGCTGGTCCTTATACTGGCAATTTTGTTGCATTACCAAATAATCGTGTAAGAGCAACAAATCCAGCGCTGTGGCGAACTGGAGAAGGTGCTCCAGACTTTGCACCTTCACAATGGGTTCACTCAGCAGAGCAGCATGAGAGTTATACAGATCCTATAATTACATTTGACAATTTGTATGCTCCACAAGAAGATAGTGATGAGGAATAGTTATGGCAACATCTGGTAGTAAAGATTTTGAACTAGACGTAGCAGATTACGTCGAGGAGGCTTTTGAGCGATGCGGAATAGAGCTACGCACTGGTTATGATCTTAAAAGCTCTACAAGAAGTCTTAACTTGATGCTTGCAGAGTGGGCAAATAGAGGGTTAAACCAATGGTCTATTAAAGAAAAAACAGTAGACATGGTTAAAGATACTAAAACCTACAATATAGACAGCACTAATGCTACAGCACCTATTGATGTGTTAGATGTATTTATAAGAGAAACTGTTGGACAAGATACTACTGATATACCTATGACCAGACTAAGTAGGGCAGAATATTCTAATATCACTACAAAATCTACTACCGGAAAACCAAATCAGTTTTTTATAAACAAACAATTATCACCGACTATTTCGGTTTGGCCAGCGCCAGACAAGTCAAGCACTTACACAGTTCACATGAACGTCCTAACAAGAATGGACGACGCAGACGCAGGAGCGAACACGCTTGACCTACCTTTTAGGTTTTATCCTTGTTTGGCTGCTGGTCTTGCTTATTATTTATCTTTGAAAAGAGCACCAGAAAGAACGCAAATGTTAAAAGCCTTGTATGAAGAAGAGTTTGCAAGAGCTATGTCACAAGACGAAGATCGTGCGTCTTTTAGAGTTTCACCAAGTTTAAGGAGTTACAACAACGCATAATGGCTTTTGCATCTGGTAAATTTTCTTACGGCATCTGTGACATAACAGGGTTTCGCTATAAGTTAAAAGATATGCGTAAAACCTGGGATGGTTTATTGGTTGGTCCAGACCAATGGGATCCCAAACATCCACAGCTTATGCCAAAACCCTCAACACAAGATCCGCAAGCTGTCAGAGATGCAAGACCCGATACAAGTGACGACAACTCTAGATTTTTAATTTATACCAATGTGGGAGATGGAAAATTAGGTTCTTTGTTAGATACTTTTTCTATTACAACTGAAGTAGGTGAGGTTACAATAACAATATGAGTTTTACATTAGGCACATTAAAAACAGCAATACAAGATTACTTAGAGGTATCTGAGTCAACTTTTACAACACAGCTGCCTACTTTTATAAAAGAAGCAGAAGATCGTATATTTTCTTTTGTTCAGTTACCAGAGCAACGAAAAAATGTTCAAGGTGCTGTATCTACAGGTAATAGATTTTTAGCAACACCAACAGATTTTTATTCGCCTATGAGTTTGGCTATTATTAGCTCAGACACATACGATTACTTAGATTTTAAACATCCATCATTCATTAAGGAATATTCTTCTGGTACGACAAGAGCGACTCCAAAATATTATTCTTTATTTGATGACACAGCTTTTGAGGTTTCGCCAATCCCGGATGCGGATTACACAGTGGAGCTTCATTATTTGCATAAACCAGTATCTCTTACCAATGGTAGTGACAGCGGTACAACTTTTTTATCTACAGATTATCCAGACGCTTTGTTGTATGGATCGTTGGTAGAAGGAGCTATCTTCCTTAAAGAATCTACAGACGTCGTTACTCAGTTAGAGGCACGATTCAAGGAGGCGGTAGCTAGAATGAAAAATATCTCAGAAGGTCGTGGCACACGCGACGAATATCGGTATGACTCAGTACGCTCCAATGTGAGCTAATGAGTCGCATAGAGCATTTAGAAGGTAAAACAGTTGCAATCATAGGCTTGGGTGTGTCACAAGTTGATTTTGCGATTGGTTTAGAAAACAGCAGAGAATGGGACGAAGTTTGGTGTATTAACTCAGCAGGCTTAGTTTATCCAGCAGACAGAATATTTGCACTAGATCCAGCAAGTAGATTTTTTGATAGTAATGATGCGGGCAAACAAACACATGCTATGAAAAAACTCATGGCTACTTCGGATGTGCCTATCTACACTTGTGAACTAGATCCGCGTATTAAAAATGCAGTACGCTACCCAGTAGAAGACGTATGCAACGCAACTAAATGTGCCTATATGAATACAACTGTAGCATTTGCTATTGCTTATGCTTTATATAATAAGGTTGGTCGTATAGATTTATTTGGTATTGATTTTTCCTACAAAGAAAACATGCACTTTGCAGAGGCAGGTAGAGCATGCGTAGAGTTTTGGATTAGCAAATGTATGAGTGAAGACATACTTGTCGGTATTAGCGGCAGATCTACAGTGCTAGACTCTAATGTGCCAGCTACAGAAAAACTTTATGGTTTTCATAGATTAGACAAACCGCTAGTTGCTGTGCCACATGAGGGCAGGTTTATTATCGGTCCCTATGATGAAATAAACACACAATTAGAAGAACATGGTTTAAAAATTAATGAGGACGTTGTACCTCCAGAGCCATATAAGGGATAAACATGAGTGTAGAAAGTGATTTTGTAATAGGTAAAGTTGAGGTACATTCAACAGAAAACAAAGGACATGATGCAGAATTTTGGGCTGCACAAGCTACAAAGAAGATTTGCGACATTTCAGACAATGCACCAGAGCATATCAAACAACAGGCTTTGGCTTTTCAAAACCAAGTTTATACTGTAATCTTATATACTATAAAAAATGCGATTAAGTCACAGAACACGACTTACTCAAATTTATTAAGAAAACAAGGCCATGAAGACATGGCTAAAATATTGAAGGAGCTATAATGGCAATTACATCGGCAATATGCACAAGTTTTAAACAAGAGCTACTTGTTGAAGGGCATAACTTTACTAATGGAGCTGACTCGTTCAAATTAGCTCTATATACAAGTTCTGCTACTTTAGGAGCTGGCACAACAGCATTTGTTACTACAGGACAAGCGAGTGGTACAAACTACTCATCTGGCGGTAGTGCTTTGACAAATGTTACGCCAACAACTTCTGGCACGACAGCTATCGTTGACTTTGCAGATTTAACCTTTGGTACAGCTACTATTACAGCTAGAGGATGTTTGATTTATAACACAAATAACTCAAATAAAGCTGTATGTGCGATTGATTTTGGAGGCGACAAAACATCAACCGCTGGCGATTTTACAATAGTTTTTCCTAGCGCAACTGCTACAGGAGCTATTATTAGATTGGCGTAAGATCACAGCAGATATGTTAGACTCTAAATATGCCGCTGACCAAATTAAACTTTAAACCTGGAATAAATAAAGAAGAAACCGATTACTCAAACGAAGGTGGATGGGTTGACGGCGATAAAATTCGTTTTAGAAAAGGTCGAGTAGAAAAGATTGGTGGCTGGGAAAAGTTTTCGCCTAACTCAATAATTGGTTCTGCTCGTGCTTTACATTCTTGGATTTCACTTGGCGGTTCTCGCTATTTAGGTATAGGTACAACCAATAAGTATTATGTAGAAGAGGGAGGCACTTACAACGATGTTACACCCATTAGGAAAAACACCACAAACGCTGCAACTTTCGCAGCCACAAACGGATCATCAACGCTTACTGTGACCGACGCTAGTCATGGAGCTGTCAATGGTGATTTTGTAACTTTTTCAAGCGCAGTTTCTTTAGGTGGCAATGTTACTGCTGCTGTAATCAATCAAGAGTATCAAATAACTTTAGTTACAGGCACAAACACTTACGAAATAACTGCAAAAGATACTTCTGGTGTTACAGTAACGGCAAACTCCAGTGACTCAGGCAATGGAGGTTCTGCAACAGATGCAGCTTATCAAGTAAACTCTGGCTTGGATAATTATGTTGAATCCACCGGTTGGGGTGTTGGCACCTGGGGTGCTGGAGCTTGGGGTTCATCAACAGCTTTATCAGACACAAACCAACTAAGGTTGTGGACACATGATAACTACGGCGAAAATTTAATTATAAACCCCAGAGCAGGTGGTATATTTCGTTGGGTTGAAAACGATGGTTTAACAACAAGAGCAGTAGAGTTATCAACTGTTAGTGGTGCAAACTTAGTGCCTACAAAAGCCTTACAAGTAATCACATCGGAAACAGATAGACATTTGATAGTATTAGGAGCAGATCCTATAAGTGGTAGCTCAAGAACAGGTGCCCTAGATCCCATGTTAGTAGCTTTCAGCGATCAAGAAAATGAATTACAGTTTGAGCCTTTATCTACTAATACAGCTGGCTCTTTACGATTGTCTTCTGGATCTTCTATAGTAGGTGGCTTAAAAGCTAGACAAGAAATACTTATTTGGACAGATACATCTTTGTATTCTATGAACTTTATAGGACCACCTTTAACATTTGCTGTAAATTTAATTAACGAAGGAGCAGGACTGCTTGGACCAAAGGCCGCAGTAAATTCACCAAAAGGCGTATTCTTCATGTCGAAAAAAGGTTTTTATTACTACAATGGCGCAGTGCAAAAACTACCATGTTCCGTGCAAGATTATGTTTTTTCTGATCTTGATGAAAGTCAAGCGTTTAAATGTTTTGCAGGTTTAAACGAAGAGTTTTCCGAAGTTTGGTTTTTTTACCCATCTCTAACAGATAATGAAACCGAAATATCCAGATATGTAATTTTTAATTATGAAGAAAATAGTTGGAGCGTAGGGTCATTAGAAAGATATAGTTGGTTAGCAGCTGGCGTTTTAAAGAAACCATTAGCGGCAGGCGAAGCCTCATCCACTAAATTTATTTACGAGCATGAAAAAGGTTTTAACAACGACACTGATCCCATGGATGGTGTTTTTGTAGAGTCGGCTGATATTGATATAGCAGACGGCGATCGTTTTGTATTTTTAAAAAAAATATTGCCAGACATATTGTTTGTCAATGATATAGGCACTAGCCAAGATCCAGCAATCAATGTTGTGGTTAAACGTAGAGATTTTAGCAATCAAACTTTATCAACAGACTCAACCACACAAATTAATTCGACGAGCACTTTTGGATCACTTAGATCTAGAGGTAGGCAGTTTGTCTTGCGTTTTGAAAGCGATGACGACAATACAGCGACCGACAGAAAAAATTACAAATGGAGATTGGGTAACACTCGTGTAGAGATACAGCCATCGGGGAGAAGGTAAATGAGCAAGCTCTTGCCAACCAACTTACCTTTTGCTACAGGCGAAACAGTTTCAGCCGATACATTTAATCGTCTAATAAGAATATTAGAAATCAACCTTGGTTCAGTCGATCCAAATGCCATACAAGTCTTTAATTCTACAGAGGTAAGTCAATTGCAATTTGCTACAGGAGCTATTATATTTAACAGTACGACAGAGGTTCATCAAGGCTTTGATGGTACAGAGTTTAGGAATCTGTATGAACATCAAACCTACTTGACAGGATTATCTGCTACAATGAGTATTGGTAGTGTGACAGTGAGTACATAATGATAAATGAGTTATTAAGAAAAAGAATATTAGGACTTACAGGAGATGCAGCAACTTTGCCACCCGAAAGTATGGAAGCAGAAAACCAGCAAGCGATTGATTCTCTATCTGAATTAACTTTAGGAAAAGGTGCAATATCAAATAAAGAAATGGAAATATTTAGAAGCACCGCGCCGCAAGGACCTAGACTCATTGATGGCTCGCCCTTACCAGAGGGTATGGTGCCAGGACTGACTAGAACTATGGAGTATAGGGACTACAACCAAAATGGTATAGAAGATAGAGATGAAGGTATTTATCTGCCAAGAGATTTAGTGCCAGAAAGTAGTTTACCGCCAAGGATGAATTATCCAGATGCTTTTTTTGCAACACCACCAGAAGGCGGGTTTCAAAGTAACATGCCAACAATGCC